CATTCCGCCACCGGGGAGCACTTCCCCAGCAGGGCGCTGGATGGCAAGGTTCAGAGCCGTGATCTGAGGGTTGATCTGGTCCTGGAAACGCTTGAAAGCGTCGGCCGTGACCACGCCCTTCTCCATCAGGTCATATTTCTCCCGGAGCTTAACGACATTCTCGTTCAGCTCGGTGACCTTTGCTTTTGCTTCTTCCAATTCGTTCATGTGATTTCTCCTAATTGAATTTGGAATCTTGCCTGAAACTCCTGAGAGCTTCGTCCAGCCCAGGCAATAGACTGCCGACGCTCTGCGCGCTCTCTTTCCCTTGGATCGGCCCTTTGGCCTTCAGGAGCGCGTCTATATCGTCCCTCGCTTTCATAAGCAAGGGCAGATCTTCTTCTTTGAGTAAAAAACTTTTATCGGTTGTCCAGCCGACGACAATACGGTGAACGGCCTCCACGGTCGATTCCATCTCTGGCAATGCAGCCTTCACGTCCTGCACCACAGCGCCGGGGCACGCCTGGAAGACGCAAAGAGAAATCTCCCAGAGGTCGATTTCCTTAATGTGCCGCACTTTTGCGCCGTCTTCGTCCTCCATCTTGTCTTTGACGGTTTGGAACCCGATTGATAGACCATTGAGAGCCCCCTGTTTGGCCAGAGAACGGGCTTCTATTGCGGCCTGGACATCGAGGTTGAAATGTCCCTCTGCCTCCAGGTTTGTTTTGCCTTCGAGCGCATAAATAATACCCAGCCGCCTCATGGGATCGTGCGTATCTAGGAGCGGGAAATGTTTTTTCTCCTTCAATGTCCGGCGGAACGCGCCGGGGTCGACGACTTCGCCGTAGAAATCCCTGACCCCGAACACCGAAGCATACCCGCGAAACACTCCCTTCTCATCCGCCTCATCCTGGACCATAAATTTGAAGTCCTTACGTTCCATCATGTTCATCTCGTCACCTCCATCATCATTGTCCGACGACCGGGTACACGGTACAAAGGCAGTTACAGACGTTTCCAGGATCCCCGATCGGATCGCCAGGGTAAGCTAAAGATTCTCCGCCGACATCAAAGTCATCGTCGACGCCTACTTCTTGTTCGCTCGCTGATATATGCGCGTCTCTGGACGTTGCCAGCATGGAACAGAGCCAGCCTTTTTTATCCACGAACTCCGTCGCTTTGTAACCTTCGACCTGTCCGAAGTTATCCACCTTCGCCGATTCCGTCCTCGCCCACAATTGGGCGCGCCAGAATTCGAAGTCGGAAGTCTTCTCATATATCTTCTGAGCGAATTCCTTTACCGTCCAATTCTCGTTCTGTGCAACCTTCAGCATGCGGTAGATCCGGCCGACCGTGGTCTTGTTAACCTCCGTACCGGAATCAAACACCATGGCCCGTAGTTGCTTCTCAAGTTTCGCCGTCATGGTAAACACGAAAGAAGTCGGCTTCTGCGCGGCCTTCTCATTTTCCGGCTCGTCAATCTTGAACTCGGCGTCATCGAACAACAGTCCCTTAACGGCGTGTACCCCGGCGTTCCCGGCCCGGATGAAATTCTCGCGATACCAGGGCCAGAACTTTTTCCCGTAAGCTTTGACCGCATCCCCGATGTCCAGAATCTGGTCAGGGTTCACCTGAGAAAGGTCGGTCAGCTTGCCTACCTTCTCATTGATCATCTTGGCCTGCTCAGCCAGGTATTGCTTCGCCTGCTTCTCGAACTCCTTCTCCCTGGCCGCTACGCGCTGCTCGAAGGTTTGCCACAACGCCTTCTTCCGCTCAGGCACCGTCCAGTAGCTTTTCGATTGAGAGGGCAGCGCCTTCTGCCCTTCATCGGCCGGCGGGTTCTCGTCCTCAGGTGGTGTTTCCTCGGGCGGCTCCTCCTCGGGCGGTTCCTCTTCGGCCATCGGGTCGAACGCTGTCAGCCCTAGCGGCAACATGAACGTCTCCCCGCCGTCTTCCAACGGAGCGTACCCACAGGCCACGCGCTTCTCGTTCATCGTCACCCACCAGGCATTGCCCATGCGGGCGTACGCTTCGTTCTTCTTGGCCTGCAGCGCCTCTACCTTCTCCAGATCGAAGTCCAGTTCGAGCTTCGGTTTGGAAGCCAGGTCATCCGGAGAAGTGGTTGCCTCGAACTTCCGTATGAGCCAGTTGTTCAGTTCGCCCAGGATGAAGTACCCGATCGGTAGCACCGTCTCCAGGTAGAACGCATCACGAGCTTCCTGATAATTGGAATAGGTCTTGTTGGAGGAGTCACCGATCAATTCAGGAGGGATGTTGAAAGCCCGGCAGATCTTACGAGTAACCTTCTTGTCCATCTCGATGTAGTCGGCGTCTTTGGAAGTCTGCGACAGGGCTTCGTAACTCATCTCCCCGTCCATCACCAACGGAAGACCGCGGCGATCAACGTCCATGTACTTGTCCTTCACTGAGTCGTTGAACTCTTCTCTCTGGTCCGGGGAAAGCGATTGTTTGAAGATGAACATGCCGGACGGCCGCATATCGTTCTTGAGCAACTTCGCATCCCAGGACGTGCTGAAGTTTGAGGTATCGATCTGGTTTGCAGCGATCTCAATAGGAGAAAGACCATAGAAGTCATCGGTCGGATGGAACGTCTTGATCTGTAGCACCTCACCCTTCACGAAGTCCTGCTTGCCCATTCCAACCTGGTATCTGTAACCAACAGCGCGCTTCGTCAGGTCCCCGACCAGTACGGACATGCGGTGCGGCATGAGCGCCCACAGTTCCTTCACTACGCCGTTGACGGAGACGGCTTCAACATATGAATTCCCAGCTCCGAGCAGGTATCGCACCATGGCATCGATGAGAGTAGGCCCGGCCTGCTCCGGGTTCGGGCGCGCCAGCAGATCCAAGATAGGATGCGTGTCAATCTCCTTACGGTCGCCTTTCTTACCCTGGGGCTTAGAATAAAGCAAAATTGGGATGTGTGAAATGGCACGGGCGATCAAGTCGATGCAGGCGAACACGTCCACGTTGGCTTGGTAGCCTTCTCGCATGAACGTCTCGATGTTCTTCGTCATCCACACCACGTCCTGGCCAGCGTAGAGCATGCGTGTAACTTTCCAGGTCAGACTCGTTTTTGAATTCCTGGGTCGCATTGCAAAATATGGCTTCCCGACATTCAATCCGAATAATCTCAAGCTACCCTCCAGAGTTTCGGTGTTGGCGCACCCGGCGCGAACGAATATATCACGGCCTCCGCGAGGTCTGGGCTTTTCAATCCGGCAGCTTTCATCTTTTCCTTTGGCGTGATTTGAAGTTGACCGGACGAAAGTATCTCATACGTGATCGACGTCAACTGGGCCTTCATCTCCAGATTATCCGGCAAATCGACATCTCCCGAAACAAGGCGGTCCCGGAATGCCCAGTAAATTTCCGCTTTTTTGTTTTTAAATTTCTGCTTATTCCGGGGCTCTGCTCCACCATGGATTTCCGAGACCTTGTGTCCAAGTTCGCGCAGTCGGTCGACAACCCCCGATCCGAGGCCGTCTGCGTCGACTTTTGTATCGGATGGTTTTCGCTCATTGATCTGTATCGCCGTCCGCCCGGTCACGACCATCAGGTCGGACTTGTTGATCTCATCGCAGACCTCAGCTTTCGGGCCGGCATGCTCAACGATGACGCTGGAATCGTCCCCATATCTGGCCACATCGACGCCGAGCTCAACGGGAAGGCCACGTGGTAATTCCCGCGTAATCGCCGCCTGAATATCGGAGTATGGAAACACATTGTTCACGCCCTCGAATGCCGACCAATCACCCTTCAAGAAGCGCGCCTGCCATTCGGGGGGAAAGAGCTCTTCGAGACGTTTGACATAATCGGCGGGGAGGTGCCGATTGTCTCTTGGTAAGGCGGGGATGAAAATCGAATCGGGGCGCTTACGGTCGATGAACCTGACTTTTAGCCATCCGGGGTCTGGGTTCGATGCAAGCAGTCCAAAGTACCGAATACCGGGGAGCTTCAATCGCAGTCTCGATCCGAGCATGAGAAAGAAATTCTCCGTGGTCTCGGATGCTTCATCGATCGCGAACCATCCGAGCTCCATCGATTTCAATTTCTCAATGGCTTTTCGGTCATCACCGAGACCGCCATACATGATCGTCGATCCATTCCAGAGCGTGTAGACATGATCCGTCTGATGATGGCCAACGACCAGGCCGGATTCATCGAGCATTTTGTCCAATGCGATCCCCGTCGTTTTTTTAAAACTAGCGAATTCATGCCGGCAGATGTATCCTCTGTTCCCCGGATAATCGATGCTCAACGCGAGGCCCTCGGCGCAAAGTGCTATGCTTTTCCCGCCACCCATGGCACCGCCGAACAGCTTGTACATTTCTGGAGCCGCATGAAATTCGGCCTGCTTCGGGGTCGCATCG